GTTAACTTTTAACACCTTAATTTGATCGTGTACTGTTAAGCCCGTTTTAGCATCAAAAATCTTTGTGGCGCCATCATAGTAGAAATTAGTTTCTAGTACACTTTCAAATACATAATTTAATCCATGATACAATACAGTGTATGTTTTACCTACTGTTTGGAATGCAATAATCCAGCTAGCGTCTTTGGCTTGCCCGCTAGTGTCTCCCGCCCATGTTAGTCCAAAGTCACTGGTTAAGTCTAAGTCTGTTGGTAGTATAATTTTCCAGGTGCCGGTGTCTGTATCGTAGCGTAGACCAAAGTTGGCATACGCTTGTATGTAGCCCACCATTGATTGTACTAATGCGTTAGGGAAATCAACATTAAACACCGCAAATACTTTGTCACCAATAACAGTTTGTGCATTACCGTCTAAGCCAACTGCTGGAATAATTTGATTTAGTGTAACCGGTCCTGCACCACTGGCTAAATTACCTTGCCCACCATTGGTGCCGTCACCTACTACTAATTCAATAGCTGCATATACATAATATTTGTCTCCCGATTTGCTAGGAGTGCCTGTGCGTACATAGTTTTGGCTATCAAAGTAATTGCCTGTACCTGCACTAAATCTAATAATCGCGCCCTGGCGAATGTATTTGTTGCTGTTGGCAACTATATCACCAATTTGTAGGATATTGCCTGCTACGTCAACAAAAAAGCCAGTACAACCGTTGGCAATTGTAGTTGATGTGTGCCAATATACATCTGTCAAAGTAATTAACGGATAGTCAGCGTAGAATAATTGTTGCGTTTCTGTTGCTTGTGCAATAGGAGCAACACGATCATAAATTGTACGATAGATGTCGTTGGTTGTAAAGAAGTCAAAACTAAATGTATCAGTAAAGCTATCACGATATAACATACCATCTTGTGAAAAGATGTTAGTACTTGAATATTTGCCAGTTGCGTCAATGACATCTAAGTAACGACTAACACCAGAACTTGTACGGTTAACTGCTTTTATTTTTAAAATATTACTGAATAGTGTGTAAGGTAAGATATTATAATCTTCACCTGTGATCATACGATTCTGTGTGTAGAATTGTTGTGGAGCCTTTTGTTTAATATCATCTAGACTTTCACGTGTACTTGAATTAGCAATAGTATATTGCAGACTAGCTGAGATATTTAATACCTCAACCCGGCCCGATTGGCTAACATAATTAATAGACATAACTACACCCTGCATTTCATCGGGTGTAATTTTATACTGTAGGCCATTTGATGCTCTATAATATACACGGAAGTTGCCTTGCGGGATATTACTAAATGCACCGTCACCAAATACTAGATCAATTTGATCAGCGGCTTGTGTGTTTACTTGATAGATATTCCGATTTGATGTATTGTTATAGATAACGTTAGTGTTAGCTACAGCAGGAACCTGTGTCCATAGCTGACCCAAAGTTCCGTCACTGTTTACACTGTATAACCAAACGTCACTATTATTGATGTTGTTTACGTTAATATTAAAAATACGGTTAGGGATACTTTCTGCAAAGTTAAAATCACGCGATTGTATAATACCTTGTACAAAGTACAAGAAGTAACCTGTGTTATTGCTACTGTTGCCTAGACCGTCATTTCTGTATAAGAAATTAAACGGTGCTGATACCAATGGGGGTGCTTCGTATATGTAGCTTTCACCTGTACTAGTAGGGCTTACAAATTCAAAGTCCATACTTGTGCCAGCCACTGTGGCTTTAAATGGATAAACTGATAATCTACCAGGTACATAATTTATGTTATATTCTTCTACGTTGATACCTGCAATATTCTGACTACCTGCAGGTTTGCCAATCATTTGATTGCTTTGTAATGCGGCATTTAAAATAATAGTGAATTGTTCTAACCAATTGCTGTTAGCACTGTCTGCCCAATTAACTACTAGTCCGCTTAGATTGATGCCGTTGCTGTCAAACACTGTTTCGGTTGTTGACACACTGTCAAATTTTAAGTAACCTTTGCTATTGATATTACGTTTAGGATTATATGAAATTAATCGTGCTAATTTAAGAACACTGTCACGACGTTGTGCAGTGTCAATAAAGTTTTCACGTGCGTTTAAGTCGCCACGGAAGGCCAATGATTGACCTAAGAAGGCAATCATATCGATTAGTGCAATGAATTCACTTGATTCAATATAGTCGTTGAAGTCTTCTGGGTAGTATAATTGAAGGTAACTAATCATACTAGCACGAATCGTTTCGTAATCGTAGCTTTGGAAGTCGGCGTTACGGAAGGTTTGATAGACTTTTGTCCAGTCCTCTGCAACTAATAAACTCGATTGTCTTGTGGTAATTGCCATACATTATTCCCAATATAATGTATTTATCTTAGAAATAAACTGTGTAGTTAATTACTGTGCAGAAAGAGATTGGGATTCGCCGTTAAAATTTAACAGCATTGTATTGATTTGATTAGTTGGAACGTAGCGCAATTGTAGTTCAATTTGAATACCTTGGTCGTATTCTGTAACTATGATATTATCAAAACTAACACGAGGATCATAACCAGCAACGGCCGATATGTCTGCAATGATCACACTTTTTAAATCTTCTGTGAACGGCTCATACAGTACATTCCAGATAATTGTACCAAAGTTTGGGTTCATCAACTTCTCACCTTTACGGATGTTGAAATGATTTATAATGTCTTGTTTGATTAAGTCAAAGTCAGTCAAGCGGAAATTTTTGCTTGCTCCTAATGTACTAAATCCTTTATAAGTTGCGCCGGCCATATTAATATTTATCCAGCATTGATACTTGGTAGTTTGGGTGCCAGTACGCTGACCGCATACTTGCCTTGGTTAAACAATTCTGCGCCAGGTCCACTACCAGATCTGAATGACAGGGCAGCATCTGAACCCAACTTATGAGCTACACTCATCATTCCTGCTACATCAGCTGGTGTTTGATCAGCCGTAATTGCACCGCTAGACAGTAGGTTAGTGTAATTTTGATTAGTTACTGCTGACATCACACTTTCTTGTTCTGTTTTGTTGCTTAAAAAGCTAGTTGCATCGGTGATACTGTTTTTGTTTGTCCAGCTATTAGGGTTAGTCAATTGATCGTTGCTGGTAACTGTGCTCTTAATATAGCCTTGCTCTTGTAACGCTTTGTAGTCTAATTGATATTTGCCTAGTTTACCATCGCTGCCTGTGGTAGTATAGTCGTTGCCCTGTCCCAACTGTGACATTAAGGCAGTGGTTTCATCTTTAGTCAGCGAACCAGCTGGTGCAACCGCAGGTGGTTGATTACGAATATCTTTAGGAGTAGCTGCGTTTTCTACTCCCGCAGTTGAAGTTGTGTCGCTCTTAGTTGCATCGGTACCCGAGAACGAAGCATTGGGTTGTATACCTGGACTTGTCGGAGTAAATGCCCTGGCTCTAGTACCACGGTCGTAGGGCTCGTGTGTGGGTGCTATTGATACTATAGTTTCTAGTGCGCCGGGTTTACTTGACCACGTACCGCCAGATCCTGTTACCTCGGGCAGTTTACGGGTTTGTATAGGGGTTATAGCTTTTAATGAATCTGTGCCGCCACTATTCTGTTTAATGCTAGCACCCTCAAGTGCAATTATGCCTCCGGCCTTAAGACCTATTTTTGCGGCCGAATCTACTTTAAATGCGCCCACCTTAAATTCAGTACCAGAATTTGCAGTTACATTAAATTTACCCTCAGCAAGAAAATCTATCAAAGGTGTTTCTAATTTTAGACTAGTACCCGCCTTGATATTAATTTTGCCACCTACATCAAGATTAAAGTCGCCGTCAGCATGTATGTCAAATGTACCCTCTGTACGCAAGGCCATGCCTCGTTTGCTATAGGCTAAAATTTTACCATCTTTAGTTAATTCTACCCAGCTAAAACCGTTGGCATGGGCAATATACAGTGACTCGTTGCTGTCGTGCATCAAGATTTGATGACCGCCTGCTGTACGTAATCGAATAAGTTGATCTTCACCAGTAGTGGCACCGTCATCCATTAAGAACACGTGTCCACCTTTGCGTGATTTTACCTCAGTATATTTAGAATTTAATTTACCAGCTTCGAGATCTGGCAAATAACTTGGATCATCTGCAGGGTCATTTACAGGGCGACCTGGGGTACTAATACCAAATACAAAACTAGGACTTTCTCGTTGGCTACTACTTGAAACTGGGCCACGGACAATATCTCTTTCTAAGCCTTGTTTTTGATATATCGAATACTGGTATGTATGTAACGGTTTGTTATTGTTATAAAAGGCGTTGTTAGTAAAATCGCTGGTATATTGATTGAACTCCACAACCGGTACAATATCACCTTCTTGAATTTGTTTACGCTGTCCGGGAGTTAAGCTATTACGATCAACATTTGATGTCCCTGCCAGACCGGGCATCATATAATGACTTAAATGCGGATTAACGCATGCTAATCCGTAACCACGCAACGGATCGCCAGCTACAAAAATTACAATAATCTGCACGCCGATATCTGGTGGAACCATCCACATACCGTAGGTGTGGTGCACTGTACCAAATTTATTTTCTTGGCTAGGGCGATCAGTTGACGATTGTGTCTGACTAGTGTAACCTAAAAATGGACTAGTATAACTAACTGTGCGCCAGTTTTTGGGATCGTCCTCGGGACCGCCTAGGTCTGGGATATAAACTTGTAGTCTGCCGCTGCGAGTTGGGTCTAGGTTATTTTTAATAATACCAATATAAGGATACGGATCAACACGGGTGCCTGCAGCATCTTCACGACGAGCATTCTTAATAACCTTGTTGCCGGCTCTACTATCTATTGCCATATCTTATTATCCTAATATTGTTGCTCTAATATTGTTTGTCCGCCAACAACAATTGATGGGTTAGGACCTCTTGCAGTTGTGTTAAACTGCACACTAGACTGAATTGTTGCATTCATACTAAATCCCAGTGCTGGGATCGAATTTGCTGTATCTACTATCTGTTGATTTAGAGATTTTTGTTGTGCTAGAAGATTTTGTTTTCTTGCCAACAATGTAGCATATTCTTGTGATTTAGCTGCCAGATCTTTTTCACTCAAATCGGCATTGGCTGGATCATCAGCAATCAACTGATCTTCAACTCTAGTAAGTCCTCTATCAGTGGCTCTGTATGAGTTATAAACACTATCGCGTTGTATTACCAGGTCCTTAACTTGTTGTGCTATTACTTTTGCTTTACCTAAGAACTGTGCATTATTATCTGCTTCGGTTGGACCTGGCGGCGGCACTATAGC